GGAGTTACAGCAAACTTACCATTGTATGCATCGAGAGTTCCAACAGAAGCATCGTAGATATAATCAGAAATCAAATCCCCCAAAACGTATCCATCTTGAACACTTCTAATTCCTCTATCAGAGTTTGCATATGAGAATGCATATAACAATCTAGGTGCATCAACACGAACAGTTAATCTAAGTTCTCTTGTAGTAGCAGCAGAAAACTGTGAAAGATATTGTGTGTATGTAACAGATGCTCCATCAATATAATATTCAACTCCTAAACCATAAACATATGATGTGTCACCAATGTTTGCACTATCTCCAGTGGAATGCCAAGAGTTTTCTGTAGTAGATAGTAAGAATGTATCAGCATCCATACTAGAATCATTACATTGGAAGATATAAGTTTTACCTCTATCTAAATTCAAGAAAGCTGGACGAGATCCATCAAATTGATATTGATTATTTGATAGTGTTACAGCGTATGTAACTGTGCCTGCTGTAGTAACACCAATTGAAACCCTAGAACCCTGCAGTTCTGTTGCAGTTCTCAGTCGATATGAAGAAACCTCTCTCGCTACAGCACCACTAGAATTGTATCCCCAAGGACCGTAGATAGGATATCCATCAAAGGACATACCTAAAACTTTAGAGTGACCATCTACATGCCTAGACTTATCAATGTCTGCACCAACCTGATAAAAATCTCTAGAATAATAATTGTTGGTAGGATTATATGTTTCTGAAGTTGTGTTTAAAATGATATAACCTTCATCTCCAGATTCTCCAGACATATATCTGTGATGAGCACAATGATAATAAATCCTTGCAGATTCATCACCATTCATTGTGAATAATGGTTGATACTCATTTTCATAATCAGCGGCAGGTGCTGAACTTAAACCTGTGCTGTCATAATATAAAGTTCCACCATTTAATGTACCATCTTGAGTTGTACTAAATCTGATTGGATGTCCTATACCTTGTTGATTAGAAGAATCAACCTGATTAAAAATAATTAAATCGTCTGCTCTTACCTGAATATTCTCTGGTGCGAAGTAATATTCGCCAGGCACAAAGGGACCGAACCTAGAAGCATCTGGTCCAAAATCAATATAATATACATTTCGACTAACTGGATCTGCATTGATAGTAAAACTAAATCCGTTAGATCCTAAACAACGGTCACCATCGGAGAATGATGCTCCTGTAGATACATTTCTTAAGTAGATTCTAACAATATTTCCTTGACCATCTCTAGAGATCTTTGCGATCTCACCCTTTGCAATACCACCAATTTCATCTACAATTCTACCAACTTCTACTGAACCGAGATTCTCATCAACATTAGTAACAGACAACACAATGTTGCCATATTCTACTTTTACATTCCAAGTATATGATCTCTGATCACCCCAATCAAATACACCATTGTCGAGTTTAAACTCGTTAATTAATTTACTATTATGATAATACTGTACATTACCTTCAGTAATAGTATCATAAACAGAATTATTTTTGACGTAATTATATTTGATTGCATCAATAGCAAAACCTGCAGGTGCTCCACCATCTGCACCCCAATCAGGAGTGTGGAGAAGTCCACCATTTGCTAATATACCAGTTACTCTATCTAATTGATCTGCTCTTACACCAGGATTAGGAACATCCTTACCACCACGATAGATAAAGGTTTGATTGAAAGTTCTATCTACAAGAGGACCACCACCAGGTGCTCTCTCAGTCAACTGAGGAGTTGGTTTAGGATGATTGTCCGATTGAATTGTTAATCTGTCTGTTGTTGTAGCAAACGAACCGCTAGTTGGAGAGTTAGGATGCGATTGCCAAATTCTGTTAATATCAAATGATGTCAGAACATTAGGAGTTTCTTGTTCTGGAACAATTTGAAGTCTTAATGGGTCATATCCACGTCCTCTTTCCAGAACTCTAACGTGAATAATTTTTCCTGAATCAGCATCAATAATTGGATACAGTAATGCTGCCTGATCAGGTGTACCACAACCATCAACAGTTAATCTAGGTGGATCAGCAGGATCATATCCAGTACCACCGTCTTTTACTCGTACAGCACGAACACCGAAAACCTCATCAAAGATGGGTTCGATGACAGCGCCAGATCCAGGAACATTTCTTGCCATTTATATTAACTTACAACGTTAATGGTTCCATTCATTGCTGCATGGATTGTACACTGATAGTACAGTGTATTAGGAGCGTCCATGGGAACAGTCCAGTAGAGAACAGCAGTTCCACTACCAGATTGACCCGTAGTATAGGCGGTTCCGCTCAAACCTTGAGTGCTTTGAATTCTGAAGGGGTGTGCTCCACCTTGAATAGAATTATCAAAGGCATAAGTAAATCCTCTGTAAACATACAGAGTAGGATCATTTGCTGCTCCTGTAAAACCAGGACCATCAAAAGTATAATCAGATGCTCCGTTAGCATTTATTTCCCACCAAATGATTGGACTGGGAATTCTTGCCCAATCAAGACCATTCCAGAATATTGAATCACCTTGTGTGATACCAGTAACATCGGTATCAGTTAAAGCAGCAAAGGTTGTAACGGGTGTACCAGAATAATTGATTGTAAGGACATCTCCAGTGATCGATGTCGTAATATCTGTGCCGCCAGAAACTGTTAATGCATCATTTGCAGCATTAGCAGTTGTACTTCCAGTATCAGCACTGACAGTTTCAAACAAGTTCTGTGTTGTTCCACCACCACCGCCACCATCATCAGCAGGTGCCCAATTAGTACCGTTCCATTTTAAAATTTGGTTTGCTGTAGGTGCTGCAGTTGTAGTATCTACATCAGAAAGTGCATCAATACTAGAATACTCTGTGAGAAGTTTTGCTCTAGTGTCACCAACACCACCAGCGGTGATATTGATGTTTACATAAGGATTATCATCACCGTCAACAGTGAAGAAATAACCAGTATAAGTTGCTGCTGCTGGTGCGTTACCAAGAGCAGAATATTCATTCTTATACTGAATTTTTGTAGGAAAATCAACTACACCAGTAGTGCCGTTAAATGTGTTAACGATACTGCCGTTAGAAATAGTTGTATTTCCAGTGCCGTTTGGAGTAATGGCAATATTTCCATTGGCAGAAGAAACGATATTATTTCCGTTAACATCTAAGTTAGCAGTAAGGTTCGTATAGTCCGAAGGTAAGAACGTCGTTCCGTTATACCTTAAGACTTGCCCTACAGCAGGGTTGGTAACGTTAACAGTTAAGTTAGTACCGTTACCTAACGCTGCATATAGCTCATTAAAGTTATCATTGATCTTGTCACCGCCGATTCGTAAAGTATCACCTGTGTTATCATTAGCGGAGGTGCCAAGACCGAGTGTTTGTTTAGCCATTACTCGTAGGAATTTTTAGTTATTTATAGGATCTCAGGATCGATTACCTCTTCACCATATAAAGAAAGATCAGGGGCAGTCCAATCATCAGGTACGCTGGTTTCAACGTCAATTGATGGATTTTTATATCCAGAACCAGCAGCACTGAGTTCAACACCCGCAACACCAACCAGTGCGCGAATCTGACCATCAAATCCAGAGATAGAGTCAAGTCTTACAGTAGGTCTGGATGTGTAACCAGAACCTCCGCCAGTAACTTGTACTTTGTCAATGAATCCGCTGGTAAGTTGAGCAGATGCCTGACCATCTTGTCCGAAGACAGAACCAAGATAATCGAAAGTAATAAGTGAGTTAGAAGATTCAATAAGAGCAACTTGTCTATCCGTAGTTTCACCTTGAATCTCAATAAAGTCGCCAGGTTCGATAGGAGGAACAACTTCAGCAGCATCAACGTCTGCTTCAGAACCAACATAAGAGAATGCGACGAATGTAGACCCGACACGAGGAATCTCAGAGAAGATGATTCTAGAACCAACAATCTCGAAACCAACGCCAGGTTCCTGAAGAACACCGTTGAGAGAAACGATGATATTATTTTCAGGTCTGATGACTGTAGATTGTACACCTTCAGTCAATGTCAGTGAGTAGAATACATCATTACGCTTGAGGTTGAAGGATTGACGTAAGGAGTCAAACTCAAACGAGATATCATCAAGTTGTCTCAGTTTACCAACATAGAATCCAGTGAACGATGCTCCAAGATCAGGTGCTTCAGTGAACTGAATCTGATCAGAGAATGCTGTGAATGCATTGGTAGCGCCTGGTGGTTGAAGAACACCGTTGACGAAGATCATCAAATGTCCTGCAGGATCAGGCAAGTATTGTGTGCCATTATCTGTAGTAAGTTTGAATGTAGTCTGTGTTCCATCGAAACCTCTGAAGGAACGCTTAACTCTACCCTTAAGATCAACCTTGGCAACAACAGCAGCGCGATATCCATCAATACTCTTGATAGAATCTTTAACATCAAATGTACCGCGAATATCACTGAGATATAATCTCTTGTTAAGTCCGACAAGACGAATGTCTTGTACCAACGCTGCAGCAGCACCAGCAGTTACAACCTTAGTAGATACACTTGCGTATCCAACAGGGAAGTTAGCAGCAACACCATAATCACCAACTAAGTCACCGTTACCGATAGTTCCAGATACTTGTGAGATGTATACAAAGTTGTTATCAAGATCAACTTCAGTAATAATACCGTAAGTATTTGCATCCTGATTACCATTGACAACCTTATAAAGTCTATTACCAACAGTGAATACGTTCAGATTACTGATAA